CTTGACTGGTTCATGGAAGAGTTTGAAGGCTTTACTCGCAGACAAGAACTAGAACGTGCAATTTTGAAGTCAGCAGACTTGTTGGAAAAAGGCAACTTTGATCCTGTGGAAAAACTAATCAAGGACGCTGTACAGATTTCATTGACCAAAGATCTAGGTACAGATTACTTTGATGATCCGCGAGCTCGACTCATGGCACTGAAAAACAACAACGGACAAAATAGCACAGGGTGGCCTGCTTTGGATCGATTATTATATGGCGGATTTAATCGCGGAGAACTACAGATCTTTGCAGGAGGGTCGGGTTCTGGCAAGAGTTTGTTTATGCAGAACTTGGCAGTAAACTGGGCACAGGCAGGGCTCAATGGTTGTTATCTAACACTGGAATTGAGTGAAGGCTTGTGTAGTATGCGTATTGACTCTATGATGACCAATACGTCCAGCAAAGAGATTTTCAAAGACATTGACACAGTGGAAATGAAAGTCAAGATGATGCAGAAAAAAGCTGGAGGACTGCAAATCAAATACATGCCAGCACAGAGCACTGTCAACGATATCCGTGCGTATTTGAAAGAGCTACAAGTTAAAACAGGTAAAAAAGTTGATTTCTTGTGCGTGGACTATTTGGACTTGATCATGCCTGTGAGTGCAAAAGTTAGTCCCAACGACTTGTTTGTTAAAGACAAGTATGTTTCAGAAGAACTGCGTAACTTGGCCAAAGAGCTCAATGTGTTGTTTGTCACAGCATCGCAGTTGAACCGTGCGGCGGTAGAAGAAATTGAATTTGACCACAGTCATATCTCGGGTGGTATTTCAAAGATCAACACAGCTGACAACGTGTTTGGTATCTTTACTTCGAGAGCCATGCGTGAGCGTGGACGTTATCAAATACAGTTAATGAAAACTCGATCCAGTGCAGGTGTTGGACAAAAGGTAGATTTAGAGTTTGATCTTGAAACATTGCGTATTCGCGACTTAGGCGAAGACCAACAGCAAAGCTCTGGGTTTGTAAAAAAACCCAGTATTTACGATTCAATAAAAGCAAAAAGTCAGGTCAACAACAGCGAAACAGCTGATTCTAACTATGAAGAAACAGAAAAAGTAACAGCAGACGTAAACAGTAATAAACTCAAGCAGTTGTTAGGTCAAATCAAATCTACGTAATGAATAAAAGCCAATAAATATAAAAAAGGCTTTGGACCATGCAAAAAAAGACTCGCAGTATACTAGAAGAACTCGATGCTATGTACATCGAACACGATCGCAGGCACGTGATAGAAAATCGCGCCAGCAACGTCATTGCCAGTGCAATACGTCTGTTAGAGCAGATTGAAGATACCTATGACAGCGAGCAAGCCGAAAATCTACAACGCAAGTTGATCAACGCCATAAAGATGCGTGATCCATCAAAATTCACACGCACTGTAAGGCGCACTGATGAAAATTCATGATATATTTCGAGAAGGATTGTTGGCTGATCTAAAAACCATTGGACAGCAAGCTCAGCGAGATGCGTGGGGCGGACAACAACAAGTGTCATTGGGCAGTGACCCAAGACAGTGGACAGAAAAAATTGCTCAAGCCGCCGCTGGTGCAAGACAAAGTGCCAATCTTCTTCCAGTAGCTGATGCCTATGCCAAGTCCTGGGAAGCTGTGGCTCGTAAAATTAACGATTCCAAAGGTCCAGGCGAGGCCATGGACCTAGCCGAATATCAAAAAACCTTTGCCGCTTGGTTGGCTCGCGAAACAAAAACCAAACCCAACATGGCTCAGATTCAGGCCATTGTTACAGCTACAGAACCCAAGCTGGTGCGCGACTACATGGTCACACACTTTATTCCGCAGTATCAAAAAGTCATGACCAATCCGGTGTACACCATACCTGATGGTCACCGAGAAAAAGGTATCTTTATTGCTGCCAATGGGCAAAGATCTGAAGTTGAATACGAGTGGGATTCTACCACCGCTGCCTTTGTGGATCCTGTTACAGGTGACCGAGCTGGTGCACGACAAATGCAAAGTATGATAGCATCGGCCATGGAAAAAGTTACCAAAGGATCTACACAGCCTGAAGTTGATATGAGTAACCCCAATATTGTACAAGGGTACAACGAAAGCCGTAGGCCACGTGCCATGTTGGCTGAAGGTGGTAACGTATTCAAAGACACCGATGGTAACCCGATGACACAGCGCATCAATCAAAGTGACATCCCAGCCACAGTAATGTGGTTAGAGCAACTGATCGGTATAGACTTGCCACGAGATCGTTGGCTGGGGTCAACTGGCAAAGTTCCTACATCAGGGGATCTTGACATCGCCATTGACGCCAGTGAAATATCCAAAGAACAAATGGCCGCTCGTCTAACGCAGTGGGCACAAAGTCATGGACTTGATCCCAAACAGTATGTAAAGAAAGCTGGCGAAGTACATCTACGCACACCCATTGCTGGAGATCCCAAGCGTGGATTTGTGCAAACAGACTTTATGTTCTTGCCCAATGTTGACTGGGGCACATTTTTCTATAATCAGGGCGCCGACACTGCCTACAAAGGTCTAGTACGTGCTGTGCTGATGAGTAGCATAGCCAAAACTCTGGGACTTAAAGTTGGCATCAACGGTATGTTTGACCGTAATACTAACCAGCTATTGAGTCAAGATCCTGATGCAGTGGCCAAGGCCATACTAAACAAACGAGCCACACGCAAAGACCTGTCCACAGTAGAGACCATCTATGCGGCTCTGGCTCGCGATCCTCAACGTGATATCAAGCTAAAAGACTTCCAAGAATATCTTGCCAAAGAAGGTCTGCCAGATCCAGACGCACCTGTGACAGAAAATGATGTACACTTCTTAGCACGATTGAGAGACCGTATTGTGAACCAAGGCATGAAGCCCATCATGGAAGGTGTTCGTATTGAACATCCTGAAGACATGGTGTTTGACATGGGTAGCCAAGGAATTTCCACAGCACTCTCAGGCATTGTGACTGCGGCAAAAAATCCAGCAACCAACACAGTAAAATGGGACGGTCGTCCTGCCATTATATTTGGGCGCAAACCCAACGGTGACTTTGTGCTCACAGACAAAGCTGGGTTCTTGGCCAAGGGCTACGATGGACTGGCAACCAGTACACAACAAATAGCGCAGATCATGGCACAGCGTGGCGGTGAGCGTGGCGAACTAGTGGCCCTATATCAAAGATTGTTTCCGCTGTTGAGAGCTGCCGTGCCTCAAGACTTTCGTGGATACATACAGGGCGATTTACTGTACGGTGAAACACCACCAGTGCAAAATGGCTCTTATGTTTTTCAGCCCAACACAGTGACTTATGCAATTCCGGCCAAGTCTGCTCTGGGTCAACAAGTGGGCTCCAGCAAGGCCGCGGTGGTCATACACACTGCATTAGATGCACCTGGTTCAGCACCTCAACCCATTAGAGCCGCTGATCTAAACACAGTGCCTGGCTTGCTCATACTCGACCCAGGACTTAAAGATCCCAAAGATATCAAACTCAATGCTGCCACCATCAAAGATTTAAAAAATATCACAGCTTCTCAAGGTGCCGGTATTGATCAGCTGTTTAACCCACAAGAACTGCGAGCTCGTAAAATTACCAATCTTCCACAGTTGATGAAAACCTATATCAACAGTCGTGTGCGTGAAGGCAGCTTTAACAACCTAGTGGCTGGATTTGGCCCCTGGGTACAGGCCAAGGAACCCGCCAAAGCTCCACGTATTTTTGAATGGGCCAACGAAAACAAATCAGCAGTGGCCGCTGTGTTCCAAGCATTCCTTGGCTTGAGCAGTCTCAAGAATGAGCTGGTACGTCAACTGGATAGTCAAGCACAGGATGTACAAGCATCCATAAACAACGAACCTGGACATGAAGGCTATGTAGGGCAGGGCATGAAGTTTGTGGATCGCATGCGGTTTAGTCAAGCCAACTTTGCACGAAATAACCCTGAACAAGGGTGATACTGCCCAATTTCTCCGTTTTGGTATAAATAAGTGTAGGGCAAAAAGCCCACACATATAAGGAGATTTATCATGGCAGGTTTTACACGTACAAGCGGTGACTTTCAACCAGTAGTCGTAATGGACTCAGGTACTACAGCATCAGCACCTGGTGCAGGTCACAACACAGGTATCAACACAGTAACTAGCGGTGCTTCCGTTAACGTAGCTGGTCCAAAATTAGACTTTGGTACAGTTACATTCACAGGTAACGCAACAGTTAGCGGTGCTTCATTGGCAATCGCTATCCAAACAATCCAGCAACAAGCTACTATTGCTATCTATGAGTTTACTACAAACTCTTCAAACACAGCAACATTGGCAGTGGCTACATACCCAACTGGTGCTTGGAATTTTGCTAACGGTCAAGACTTAGACGTAGCTTTGACAGCCGCTCTAGGTTATGCTGTTACAACAGCCGCTACAGCAACATTCACAAACTAATTCATTAGTCAGTGAAAGTAAAAACCCTAGTTTATTAGCTAGGGTTTTTTTACGGCTTAAATACCT